TTTTATTGAGATACTATTATAAGGGAGAACCCCCTCGTCTATAACATGGCGAACACCCTTACTATCGGAGCAGAAACAGACAGGCTAACAGACGGAGAATCTTGGACGGTTCTTCATCACATGACCGGATCAATAACCAAAGCCCACCCATACGGCGAAAATATGCTCCCATACAAACTCGAAGAAGGCGACACCATCGACCCTTCACATTGGGAAGCAGTCGCAACAATCACCAACCTTTCACGCCCTCTCATGTATCGCTTAACCAACAATGTTGACGAATCTTGGAGCCGTGAGTTTGTCGGCGACCACGAACACTGGTCGATGACCCTTGAAAAGCCCCTCGAAATTGATGAGGACGGCAAGGAGTGGGGCCACCGATCCACAAGCAAGCACGACATTTTCCGCAACAACACAACAGGCGAGATGTTCATCCTTCAAGGATACGGCTACGCACCTTTGGTTTGATTATGTGCCGGCCGGCGTTATTGATGCGCCGTTGCATTTATGACCGTTCGCCGAATAGCCCTCATCATGCGTATCCTATGGGGCAGCGAGCAACCCACAAGACAGACCGGCTACGGCCGAGTGACCCGAGAATTAGCCAAGCGATTCGTCGCCGCTGGCCATGAAGTTTTCATCATGGGCTGGGAATATACCGGCGAGGATTTCAAACATGAAGAAGGCTGGACATTAGTCGACTGCGGGATCCCCAACAATAAGTTTGGCGGCGAGCAGATTCTTGGCGATAAAGGCCCGACCGTTCTTGAACGCAACCTGCAACGCTACAAGCCGGATGTTTATGTCAGCCTGATTGACATTTGGAGCATCCCCCATGCGATTAAATCGTGCAACAATGCTTCCGTTCCGTATGTAGCATACTTGCCGATTGACGGCGAGCCGATCCCCGAAGCATGGGGCGACATACTCAAGCATCTTCACACTCCCCTGTTCATGTCGGATTTTGGCGGTCAGCAGTTTGCGGAGTTTGTTGCGAAAATGGCGAACACTGATCCGGCGTGGAATCATTATCTCGAAAACCCCGCAGCCACGATTCATCACGGAGTCGACACCGAAGTATTCAAACCGATATCGAAGAAAGAGAAAAACGAGATTCGAGAGCGACTCAACATCCCCGCCGATTGGGAAACCATCTTCTTATCTGTGGCTCGAAATGTGAACCGCAAGCAAACTCCCCGACTCCTTGAGGCGTTCGCTGCTTTCCTTCAAGCAAAGCCCGACGCACAAGCGGGCCTCATACTTCACACCGGCGATCCGGAAAACCATTGGGGACAGGGTTGGCATCTGCCGAGCCTTCTTTCACGGTTGGGCCTTGAAGGGCGAGTTATCTTCTCCGATGTTGACGCAAACCCTTGTTTGGGTATCTCAACCCCCGACTTGGCGAGCCTGTTTCAAATTGCAGACGCTCATATCTTGGCTACGGGCGGTGAGGGCTTCGGCCTCCCAAGCCTCGAAGCATTGGCCTGCGGAATACCGATTATCCTTCCCGATAACTCAACGGGGAGAGAGTTGATCCGACCCGAAGAGGGCAACATACACAACAACCGAGGATACCTTCACGGCGAAAACGGGATCCTTGTTCGGTGTGCAACCCACATCTCCGGCGCAGGGTTCGGTGTGCAAATGGGGTTGGTTGACATAATGGGGCTCAAAAATGCAATGACCTTCATCCATGACGCAAAGCAAAACGAGAATAAATTGAGCCTCAAGGGGCGAGAGTTTGCTGAAACACTATCTTGGGATAATATCGCCACCCGTTTCCTTGCCGAATTAGAAAAGGCATCAAAGGCTCCACACCACTTGAGCGTTCCCGCTGATCCAACTGAGGAGGAATGATGAATGGTAAAGGGCGTTACCTGTGGCGAGATTCACGATTGTCGATGTGGCATTCACCCTTCGCACCTTTGCAACATTATTTTGCAGCACGATAACGATGATACGAGCGAAGCAATTGAGCGAGCCCGAGAAGTCATCGAAGAGATGGGGCATGAATGGAAACATAGCCCCGACTCAACGCACAGTTGCAAGTTGTGTGATATTGAACGGCGGAACGGTTTCCCGACGGGCTATTTGAACGACAGGGATCGTCGCCGGTATTGGGTCAAGAAAGCAAAACGAGAACAGAAGCGAGGGCGAGAAGAGGCGGAAAAGCGAGGCCATGTATTGCCGGCCAACCATCCTTTCGGCAAGGATCGCTCAATCACGCCGAAGGCTAAAGCCAAGACCAAACCTCGAAAACCCATCAAGAAGAATCCAAAGACCGACGAGAAGCAAAGAAAGCGGAAAAAGAAGTGAGCCGAACCACTTATGAACCCCGTCCCACCTTTGACAGTATAGGGGAGCATCATGGCAGTCCACAGTTTCACCGGAGTTACCGGCAAAATAACCGCATCCGGAACACTCGTTGGCTTTGTATCCGGCGATGTCACCCTCAGTATTTCAACCGGAAAGTATGTTCAACTTGGCGGCAACACCGCAACGGCCCACACAAGAGGGCTCAAGTCAGTCTCCGGAACGCTCAAGCGAGCGTGGGGTCTTAGCGACGAATTACTGAACACTTGGTTTACTACCAATTCGGAGTTTGACCTTGAGTTTGACAACGAAACGACGGGCGCAGATACATACACCTGCACCGGTGCTATCATCACAGAATTATCAATCGAAGGTCTTGAAGCCGGATCAGAAGGGGCGTTAATGATTAACGCCTCCTTTGAAGCGTTGGATTGGACAAGGGATGCTTGATTAGGAGTTGGGGATGATGAGTTGGGTCGACGGCGAGATAGAAAAAAGCGCATCACCAATCGAAGTCGATGTATTAGCCCTCGAACTGACAGGCGAAGATGGGAAGGCTATCTCAACTATCGAGGTTCTGCCGTTATCTGCGGCCGAATACCAAACCCTCAAGAGCGATCCCGAATTGAAAGGAATGACCGCCGAGGACAAGCAAGAGATTCTTGGCTTGAAGTTGGTTCATCTTATGATTCAAAAGTGCGACAAGGCAGTCACTTGGAGCAAGTTTCGCCAACTACCGATCACTACGATCACCAAAATTGCAACAGCCGTTACAACCTCAGTTGGGTTGGACGGCGGCGGTGCGCTGGGAAAGTAATAGCAGAAGCCAAAACACAAGAATCGCAATTCCTCTTGGAGTTGCTTTCATTTGCTCATTTGACTCTTCCCGAATGGTTGGAACTCGACCCTCGTCAAACTGCTTGGTATCAAGCGGCGTTTTCCGAAAAGAATCGAAAGGAAAACGAGGCTGCAAAACGGAGGAGGCGTTGATATGATTTCCGATATTTCAAGCGGCAGTTTCTTGATCCGCAATAATTTTCGAGGTTTGAACCTCGAAAACTCGGGGGTGGCTAAATGGCAGATATGAATGTCAGTGTTGCAGTTGGTGCAAACACCAAAGGCTTCTCTCAAGGGATGCAAGATGTTTCTGCCGGTCTAAGATTGGCCGGTGGCCGGATGGGAAAGTTTGCCTCGGCAGGGGCGGCGGGCTTTGCGGCGGTAGGTGTTGCTGCGGCGGCAGCCGGAGTCGCTATCGTCGGAGCCTTTGCGGTCAAGTCGGTTAAGGCGTTCATTGAGTTTGAAGACCAAATCATACGCACCAAAGCGATCCTCGGAGATCGTGGTTTGGGTGGCGAAGCCGAAAGACTCGAAGGCACTATCCGTGAGATAGGCCGGACGACCCGGTTCACTGCCGGTCAAGTCGCTGAAGCGGCGCAGCAATTCGCTCTCGCTGGTATCAGCGTTTCGGAAATGGTTGACGATAAAGCGTTGGAAGGTTTGGTTCAACTATCAATTGCTGCCGGAACCGATGTTAAGACGGCCGCAGGGATCGCCATAGCGAGCGTCAAAGGTTTCCGCCTTGAGATGTCTGACATGGGCAGGGTCAACGATGTTCTTGTCAAGACATTTACAAGCACGAACACTACAATCGAAACGCTCGGCGAATCTTTGAAGATGGCCGCACCAACTGCGGCGGCGGCGGGGATCAGCATAGAAGAAACTGCGGCAGCGATTGGTGCATTGGGTAACGCAGGTATTCAAGGCACAATGGCCGGAACCGGTCTCCGAATGTCAATCAACAAACTTCTGCGCCCATCAACAGAAGCGAGAAAAGCGATGTCCAAATTAGGGCTCGATGGCATATTGACACTCCAACCTGCGGGCATGGCGGCGCAGGCAACCATGAAAACGCTGACCGTATCGATTGAGGGATCGCAGAAGCAGGTTGAAGCAACCACGAATGCTCTCAAGTCGCTTACGGCTGAAATGAACGGTATGTCGATGGAGCAGCAAAAGAACAATCTCGATATTATGAAGATACGCCGAAGGGCGGAGAAAGAAGGCCGGGCTTTGACGGAGGCTGAAGAAGCGTCAATTGCTCGCCTCGAAAGTAGCAATAAGGATTTGGCGATCGGTATGGCCGAAGCAAGCCTTGAGCAGAACAAACTCAAGACCGAACAGGCCCAACAACAGGAAACACTCGCCGCCCAAGAGTCGCAGTTTGAATCGCTAAACAAAACCGTTCAAGAATCGACGATGGGGATCACAAGCCTGTCTGATATGCTCAACATACTCGGCGAAAGCGGCGCATCTACGGCGCAGATTCTTGAGATATTCGGAGTGCGTGGTGGTGGTGCAATCAACGCTTTGCTCGGGCAAGCGGACGGCTTTGGCGACTTGGTGACTGAAATAAACAACGCCGACGGCGCAACTGAGAAGTTCTCGGACACGCTCAAAGAATCGGCGCAACAACAGGTTTTCGAGTTGCAGTCGGCATTTTCGGAGTTGATGCTTTCCGTTGGTGAAGAATTGACACCGGTCGTCGTTGAGTTGATGCAGATATTCAAAGATGATGTGATACCAATAATCATGGATATGATGCCACTCTTCAAGGCACTTGCCGTTCTTCTGAAGATAGTCGCATTCGCTTTCAAGGCATGGCTATTCTTCATGAAGCCCCTGTTTAATGTCATCATCGCTTTCGATGAAATAATCACGGATCTATTTGAGGGCAATTGGGTCGACGCTTTCAAGGGCGTTGTGAAACTCTTTGCGAACCTCGCTTTATTCTTGAGCCCGTTCTTGAGGCTTGCTTATGCGATCGTCAAAATAGCAATGTCTTTCGATTTGGTTGCGGATGCAGTTGAATGGCTCGGCGAAAAACTCAACGACATTCCTGTTATTGGAGACATCATCGGATTTGTTGGCGACGCTTTGGAGTTTGTCGGCCTCGCTGAAGGTGGCGTTATCACTCAACCGACACAGGCTCTAATCGGTGAAGGTGGCGAGGCGGAAATCGTCGCACCACTATCCAAACTGACTGAAGTTGTCGGAACCGGCGGGGCTCAAGCCTTAGTCAATGCACTGCCCGGCCCGAATATCCGAGTTCCCGGAGCCGGATCAACAACCGCAATGGAGATGGGAGCAAAAACCCCGTCACCTGCGGGCGGCGTAGGCGGTGGCGGATCAACTGTCAACACTAAGAATAACAATATCGATATCAATATCGGGACAATCGTCGTCAAGTCAAATGACGAGATGCTCAGCCGGTCGGCGACCGGAGTTTCTATTGACGAGCAACTGCTGGGATCGGCCATAGGAAGGCTTCTGCTCAAGCAGATGAACGGCGGATTCGGAAGGAGTATGTGAATATGTCATCGCAAAAATACACGATAGACGGTTCAAAGCCATTCACTCGAATGAAGAATAACCTCATTGAAAACCAAAGATGGTGGCCGGTGTATATCAAAAACGACGGGATCGGCGGCATTAGCGTCAACCCCGTTCTGTTCGCCACCAACTTTGGGCCAATATCAACGGCTGACGATGGGGAGCGAATGGATGAATCAACTCAGCCCGGAATACGAGTTGAGTTGTTGACGGATACCGGCGTTGATCCGAGTTATGCAAGCGAAGCGTTGCTGACAATGAGAGACTCCGGCACACTCTCCGCAAGGCTTGGGGTCAGAAATCCAAACTTCACATCATCCGACGGCCAAGACATTCTCCTTGTGGCTCCATCAGCGGAGGGCATCATAACCGGCGTAACTATGCCGACGGGTCTGCCCGCCGCTTATACCGGCTTCGCTGCCCGAGCAGATGCAGGCGGTGTGCCGGATGCAGGGTGGGCTTCTTTGGATTATACCGACGGCGGCGTTGATGCGAACGAACAACAAACCGGCCTTTCACTTGGGCCGTTTCCGGTGTTCGCTACGCTACAAGACCTCGCCGACATTATAGACGCATACAACAACACCGGTCGGGCATGGTTGCCACACGGTTTGGCCGAAAGACCGGCTTCTCCGGGGTATCTCGCCACATATACCGACGGAGTGACAACTATGCAGCCGCCCAACTGCGCTCTCACCGCCGACAATCGAGCAGCGGATTCTGCGTATAGTGGCTCAAGTGGCAGGGCAGGTTTGCATGCCGATGTTTGGCGAGCCACTGTGTTTATGCCAATGTGTTTGGATGTCAATCAATTCTCGAAAAATATGGCAGGGCAAAATGGAATATCTGAGCCTCGTTTTGAAATAACAGGATCGGCGGCTTCGACCGGCGGTTTCGCAAAAGGCTTCGTCAATTCAGCCGGAACCGAGCAACGGGGCCAAATGACCGACCGGTATGATCCGAATCCAACCGGCCCGAATGCTGCTGACCTTGTTTGGAAAATCGTTGGCGAATCGGGCGATCATAAACTTGGGCCGGGCTTTGGCGACGGAAACCAAATCCTCACTCCCGACCTTGACGGAACGCTTCAACAATATGCGGGGGACAAAACCGCCCCTAACCTTGCGAGAATGCAACAGGGCTTCATGAGCGGAGACTCATCCGTAGTGCCAAACCCAAAATACAGAATGAGAATGTGCCTCGCAGTTTTCCTCAAAGATGGTGAATATACGCCGGTCGACGGTTGCTTGATACCTTATGTCTATGACTCGAACAGATACATAGGGGGCAAGACCACAACTACCTGCTACGATACATGGGCGGGCATTATCGGTATGCCTGCGTCAACCTACATAACGAACAGTTTTTTGCCACCGGTCACTCGGGATGTTCAACTTAACAAACACGCAACCGAAAACCCATCGATTAAGTTTGAATCGTCGGCTGCAATTTATCCCGGTCACGGCTTCATTCAAGGGCCACTTTCGCCCGCTGCTCAAGGCACGAACTTCGATTTGGGTGGGTTTGTCATTCCCGCCACACCCTCCGAAAAAACCGCAGCCGGTTATGGAACCTACGGAGCAAACACCGTCAACAATGCCGATTGGCAAATCCAGCCGGGCAACTTTGCGTTGATGCCAAACCCAAAACGAGCAGGGATTTGGACGGCGCAGATGTTAGCGAACGGGGTTTTGCGGCTGCGAGTGCTTGTCGATCCGTCGGGATCGTCGGATGTGCAGGCTAAGGCGTTCAACTGTTCTCCGGGTATGCCGGTTGTGATCCGAGGAATAACAGCACCTGCGTTCGGCGGTATCAACATGGATAAGAATTGGTATCTGCCTGTTTCCGAAACCAAGAGTGGTTTGACTCCTCCGTATGGAATGTCGGATGCAAATATGAAATCGGTCAACGGTTGGTGGGTTATCAGCAGTGTATCCGGCCCAACGAGCCACACTTTCGAGCAAGACACTTCGGATGTTATGGTTATCGAGATTGATACCGGACAAAGCACCGCAACTATTCCCGAGACAAATTGCCGAGCGTTAGGTGCGGCTCCCGTCGGGCAGACGAACACAGGGGCTTGGATTCAGCAGGGCTATGTTCACGGGCCTATGTTTAGATCGATGACATTTGGAACGACGGAATCAAACGCTTGGAATATCTATGGCGGGGCGTTTCTGCAAAAGCAACCACACTCGCTACACAACGCCACCTTGCTTCAGCCGGGTGGTGGAACTCTTGTCAGCAATACCCTGCACCAAAACCCCGGCAGAAGAATCCAAAGGAGAACGGCTTATGACTTGGGGCAAGGCGGAGTTATCACCCAAGATACCTCATACCCGTTGCCAACTGAAGCAGGGCCGTATAATTCAAGCGACATCTCCCGACCAAATGCCCCAAGCAAATCGAGCAGGGGTCAAGAAACGCTCTTACTCCCGCCCGGTTTCCCTGCCGGAACATCGCAGTATAGAGGCAAGTGGGGAGAAGCCACCGCCGCTGATAGGGAGGGGTCAATATACACCGATTACTCAAACAATTCAATGAGCAGCACTTGGGCAACGCAAATACTGACGACCCCTCTTTGGTCGGCTATGTGCCAAGAAACGGGTCGCCACGCATGGGATCACATCAAGCCGGCGGGTTGGGCTTACGGCCGAAACCGACCGTGGCCGGGCCACCACAGGCAGGGCGAGGCAGTATCAAACGCACCGCCGTTCCTTTATTCGCTGGCTATGGTTGATCCGAGCAACACCAACAGATATGACTATCAAAGCCGGTGGGCATCAACGAATGGGCGTTGGGCAGCAACTCGAAAATATGGGCTCCGTGAAATCGGTTGCAGCCCGATATGGCTTGACGCTGAGTTCGTCGCATATTTCCCACAGATTGACAATCGCCTTTCAATTATTGAGTTTGACATTGGCCGAGCATCGGCGTTTGGTCGAAACTCTTTCGTAACCGAATTGTCGCAACTTGACACAAGCGGGGTTTATGCAACAGAGTTTGGCTTTAGACCGCTGAACACATCATCCACCGATCCTAATCGTTCGGCCCCAAATCAAGGCGAAGAGATACGCAACGGACAATCGTTCATCACTCCACGCCCTGTGTTTTGGGCTTGGGGCGGCGGCTCGGGATTCAACACCGGCGATTGGCAGAACGCAGATTGGAAATACACCGATGTTGCAGGGTTGGGCTACGCAGGTTTCGGCGATCTATCAGTTGCTACGGGTGCGGGCGGCAACTTTGACTTCCCTGCGGGCATACACAACATCCGAACCATATTCACGGCTGCGGGAATGACCTGCATCGTTGACGGCAAGAACAAGGGAACCGACCCAACGAGCGGGGCTCCCGTTTCGCAAATCGCCATAAAGTCGGCTGACTTTCACTCCGGTCTTGGGTTTGAGGATAATGACTTCTCGGGCTCCGACAGAATATCATTTCAAAACCAGCCCACATTCAAAACGCAGCCGCAGGTCGGAACCGCTTCTATGGATTTTATGCAAATCGATTCGATGATATTGAGGCACATCCCGAGTCGAGCGATGTTGCCGTTTAGAGTCGAAACGAGAACCATTTTCCCTGCAATCGATATAGCAAAGTTTACCTCGCTTCAAGTTGAG